GTTAAGGATAAGGTTTTTCATTATTTCACCTTGTAGATTAGTTTCTGATCACGACCATTGTGCCCGTGCGCTCATCTCCTTGGAGGTGTTCTCCGTTGTGACGGAACAGTTTTACCGTGACCGAAAAATCGGTCATAAGCTGAATTTCGTCGGCAATATCCTGCGCAATTTGATAGTGTGCCCGTGAACTTGTCCACAATCCCTCGACCGGGAGGCATTGAGAAAGTTTGTGTATGTCTGATTTTTTGATGCTGTGGTTCATATTTACTTCTTTCTTTTGGTGTTGGTTGCGTGGTCGTCATTGACCACGAGACAAGGATGACAAAACCCACCAGAACTCCAAGAAAATAAAGATATAAATTTTCACAGATATTCTTTTTTGCCTTGTCATTTACTCTAATTCTGATACATGATCCCCCTGTCACTCTTTGTCACCGCTTTGTCTTACTCTGTAAATCATGGGAAAAACTAACAATAAGCTCCCTGTAGACTGGGAAGCGGTTCACGCATTTTGGATTCAATCGGGGAGAGACTATGCCGCCACCTCTGAAGCCTTCGGCATCAAGAGAAATACTCTGATACAAGCAGGAAAGAGAAAGGGTTGGAAGTCTGCCGCTAACCTTGTAAGACAACTGGAAGATACCAAGAGAGAGTTGGAAGTCATACAGAGGGAGAAGCAAATTGTGTCACCTGTGACAGCTTCGGTAGCTTTTATAGAAGATCAAAAGAAGAGCTTTCACTCATCAATGGCACTCGGACTGACTAAAGCCGCATCAAGTCTTACAGAGTTGGACAACCTTTCAGCCCTTGAGGCGAGTAGGAAGATGGTAGATCTCGCCAATGCTGGTAAGACAATCTTCGGGATTGGTAGTGACACGGATAAACCCACGTTGTCACTCAATGTCTTACAACTTGGAGTAGACTCGCTATCGCTCGTCAAGTAAGCGTTTGTCTTACACCCGCTTCGCTTCGCTTGCGGTCTGTCATATGTCCGTCTTTGTCTTACATAGTCCCCTCTCGTAAGGAATCCCTTTTTTCGCCAGTCGTCCCAGACGCACACCACCCTTCGAGTAGGGAGGTTGACCGCTCGTTTTCCCGCAAAACCCCTCCACAATTTTTTCAAAAAAACCCTGAGTGACAGAACTTTGTTCTGCTTCTAAAGAAGTGACACTCACTTTGTTTGTGAGCATCTGAAGATGCGACAGCGAGCGTTAGCGAGCTACGAGACATGGATTTGAACCATGACTAGGTGAGTCAAAGTCACCTGTGCTACCGTTACACCATCTCGTATAAGCTAGTTACGTTTTCGTTGTTTAGCTACGCTCTGTTCCTTCCAATGAGCTTTACCGTATATGGTCTTGTTAGCAAGCTCAGAAGGAAGTTCTTGGATAAATATTTTAAGACGAAGGGAGTATTCTGGGTTTAGGAGGCTTACTAGGTGTGAGTATTCGGAGCCATCATTGGCTAGTTTTTTAGCCTCCGCTAGGATGTAGAGTTGATTTTGATCGTATTGGTTGTAGGTCATATTGTTAAATACTTGAATTTTAATGGTAATAGAATGAGTACATAGAATGCCCTACCCTGTAGAGCATCACTTTCCCACGGGTTAAGAACGGCCTATGAACCCTAGTCTGGATAGGTTGACTAGAAAGAGACGAGATCCATGCGAGGAGGATCTCCATTATTAAAGAGGGACGGCGATAGTAAGTACCCCTCTTCTTACCTTGGGGAGTGGCCCGCCCGAAGCGATCTCCAGTCCTTACACCATCTACTAGTCCTGCTAGTGGATGTGGAGAGAATAGGATTGACGGAGGGAGGTGTCAAGAATAGTTTCCGTGCGTGAAGATTTTAGAGAATGGAATAGCCGTTTTGGATGGCGACACGCATATTTCTGAGTGGGTAGCCTCCTCTGGTCGGCTAGACCACGATCAGTATGCTTTGCCGATTATTTTGGAGCATATTCAGGAGGGTGATGTGGTGATTGATGGAGGGGCTTTTATTGGAGACCACACGATTGCTTATTTAGAAGCAGTTGGGGAATCTGGATCTGTGTTGGCCTTTGAGCCTAACCCTGCGGCGTTTCAGTGCTTGATTCATAACTGCCCCAAGGCACAGGCGTTCAATTACGGACTATGTAGCCACGGGGGAGAGGCTTTCCTTGAGACTTGTGAGAATGTGGGGGCTAGTTCCATTGGAGAGTCTGGACAGGCTATAAAGCTCATGTGCTTGGATGAGCTGAATCTTGATAGATTGGATTTTATTAAGCTGGATGTGGAGGGATATGAATTGAGGGCATTGAATGGAGGAAGGGAGATAATTGAGAAGTTCCGCCCTAAGATGTGGATAGAGATAAATAGGTGGGCTTTAGATAGGCATGATACTAGCCCTAGAGAGATCTTTGATTTTCTTTTGGGATATGGGTATGAGATTGCTTCCTATCCAAATGCGGAGGGGATGCAATACGACATCCTTTGTTTACCATGTTAGGAGGTTGTGATATTTTTTATCGTTCGTATGTGGGCGATTTTCATTGGTTGGCATTGTCTTTGCTTTCAGTAAAGAAGTATGCCCATGGATTTAGTAAGGTTCATATTGCTATTCCTTCCAATGATATTGGCCTCATGCCGAAGTGCGATGGGGAAATCCATTTGATTCAGCCAGAGCATAGCGATGGCTACATGGATCAACAGATTACCAAGCTCCATGCTGATCAATTCTGCAACGCAGAATATGTGTTGCATATGGACTCAGATTGTATTTTGACGAAAGATGTGAGTCCTCTGGATTTGTTTTTGGATGGTAAGCCTGTGCTACTGAGGGAGAAGTGTCAGAGTCCATGGATGCATTATTCAGCAATAGACTTGGGATGGTATGATGAGTATGAGTATATGAGGAGGTTGCCTATTTGCTATCCAAGGTGGATGTATAAGAAGTTTAGGGACTTTATATTACAGACGCATGGGATGAGCGTAGGAAAGTATATTTGCAGTAGGAATGGGCATGAATTTAGTGAGTTCAACAACTTTGGGCAATGGGCCTACAAGTATTATCAAGATGCTTTCACATGGCTAGAGCCTAGAGAGTTTCCTGCTTTTTGTAAGCAGTATAGGAGTTGGGATGGATTAGATGACCAGAAAAGACTGGAGATAGAGGGAATCCTTGCAAGTTAGAGGAATGGTATGTAATGGTGTTTTATGCTTAACACCCAGCCATATCCAGATGGAGACCCAGAGATTGAAGTGATTGACAGGGTTTTGAATAAGGTGAGAGGGATATTGTCTGAGCATTTTGAGGTGGGAGTAATTATGTTATCTAGAGAGAACGAGGAGGGATTTACTTCGTATCATGGAACTCAGTTTGGAAATAAGTTTGCGGTGAGTGGAATGGTGGAGGCTTATGTGAATGGAGAATTTGACGAGCCTTTTATTGATGGTGGCTTTGGGGAAGATAAGGAATAAAGTTGACTTAATTAATTTGAATGGGTAGTTAGATAGGCTGATCATGGCTTCTCTCACCTTTGCACAAGCTAAAACTTTGTTGGCTCCGTATATTTCGAGTCAGGGTTCCACTGATCCAACGGTTGCTAGTGCAATTAATTTTGTTAATGAGAGGTTTATTACCAGCGGTCAATGGAAGGGTAATAGATTTATCCATAGTTTTTCTGTGAGTACTGCATCTGATAACACGTTTTATTTCGATACAATTACTGGTATTGAGAGCGTGTTGAAAGTGATGGCTGTTGATCCTACTTATGATGCTGGCGAGATTGTGGAGATTAGCGGAGATTGGTATCCATTTAATGATGCTGGGATTGGATATATGCCAGCGAACTATACTGGGGACACTCAGGTGATTAGGCTTGGCCCAACTCCTGCTTCCGCACTTCCTTCAGGAAGTACTTCCGACACTCAGAGATATAGGGTGGTGGGACGAGTTCCTGAGAATCGTACCATGTATTGTTTGGTGAGGCGTGGGTATGTGCCGCTTGTAAATGATTCTGACTTGCTAATCCCCTCCAATCGTAATGCCTATAGGTATGGAGTTCAGGCTTATAATTACGAGAATATTAATGAGCTTGAGAGAGCAAATGTGTATTGGGACTTGGCTTACAAGTGCTTGAATGACGAAACTTCTAGCTTTGAAGACGGAGAAGCGGCACAAGTTGATATTCAAACCAAGGCATTTAGCCCATCACTTATTCAAAACCTAATTTAATATGGCTGAAGAACAATTAGATTTTAGCGGAAGAAAAATTAACACCAGCCCATTGTCAAGTACTGGATTTGGAACTAAGTATGCAAGTGCAACCGCTGGATTGTCTCCCATGTCGGATGACTACACTCCTTTGTTTAAAAATGTGGCTGGCGGGAAATCTCCATTTGGTCAATTTCTTGGAATACCATTAGGATTTAGTGAGAATGAATTAGAC